TCTAAACAATGTCATGGCGATTAACATATACATAAATTGTGGCGTTTCATAGATGACACCACTGCTTCTGTCTTGAATTAAGTATTTGTCTACGACTTGTTGTAGTCCTGCATATGTAAAATCAAAATCTCTACTATGCCTTAAATAACTATCTAACTTCTTAAGTTCTTTATCTGAGTAATCTGTCAATAGGTCTTCAATGTAAACACCTTTCTCTACATTTCTTTCAATCAAATCTTTGAGTGGTGGATAGATTTCTGAATCTTTCCATTTTGTATTGAACACTTGTTTTTGTATTGCAAAAAGTAAAAGACGAGCTGCAACAAACTGATAATTTGGTGATTCTAAACTTATCAAGTCACTTGCACTTTTAATGAGAATCTTTTGTATCTCACTTGTTGTAATACCATCATAGAATTGCAGACCACTGTTCATTTCAACTAAAGACTCAGAAACACCTGTGATGCCTCTACATGCCTTTTCTACCATTTTGTGGATTTTATCTAACTCTATTTCTACTTTAGTGTTATCTGACTTTATGACTTTGATGTCTGAATTCATACTCTTTTAAACTCCTTTAACTGTAATTTTGCTGAAAGTCCTGATATAGCACATTTATCAATTATATCAACAACTTCTTTTTCTGTCAATCCACTAAGTATCATATCGTTGATGTCTTTACAGTTTGTAATTCTGTTGTCGTTCCATATGCAAACACGATAACCAAGGTCAATGACCTCTTCTATCTTCTTAATAATTTCTTGGTTTCTTGGTTCGTTGTCGAAAATTAGTATTGCACATTCTTTTATTTCTTCACTTATCTTTTTAAAATCACTGCCCCCAACTGCTATACTATTTGGGAGAAATAAACTATCAATGGGACCTTCTGTTACATAGATAGTTTTCGTTTTGTCTACTTTGTTCAAATTAAAGATGAGTGGAACATCATCTGTAAATCTCATCGTCAAATATCTGAGAGGTGAATTATTAATTGCACGACCAGACACACCTATCAATTTACCATTTTCATTGTAAAAGGGTAATATGATTCTTGCATCATTTCCTAAGACTCTGTCCTTATATTTAGGACTCAGAAAAGATAACGATTGGGCATTGTCAACATACCACAAATCTTTCATCATTTCTTCAGAAATCTTTCTTTTTAACAGATAGTTTCTTGCTTCTGCTTTCTCTATAACAGGAACTGCTATTGCTTTTAAACTATCGTCACGTGTATTTAGATGATTGATTTCTCGTGGAACGAACTTGAACTGACTTGCAGGTGGCATTTTTTGAACAGGTTTTTTACCTTTGTCTTGTAACCATTCTTTGAGATATTCTTTATGTTGAACAGGAAAATGGTCTTTGATAAAATTGACACTTGATGTGGTTTTACCACAATTATGGCACTTGTAAATGAACGATTGTTCTTTTACGAAATGATAACCACGACTTTTATATTTGTTTTTTTGTGAATCACCACAGTAAGGACACCTGTGATTAAGAGTGTTTTCGTTTACCCATTTTGCCAAATCCAAATTTGACATAATGAGGGATAGGAACTTTCTTTCGAGCCATAGCATACATCTAGTATATCACTATTTGTATGCGTTTTAAAGTGGGTTTTAAAGATTATTCAGCGTCAATAAGTGCTTGAAGTTCTGCAATTTGTTCTGCATTTGTGACCATAGCGGCATCGTATGAAACTTTAGCAGGATTGTCTGCTTCCATTTCGGCATAACCTTCAGGTTGTACTGGTGCACCTGCACCCGTTTCAAACCATGCTTTTCTATCAGCAAGACTATCAATGCTTGGAACTGTAATTTCTACTCCGTTTGGGTCTGTATATGTGTCTGACATTATGTCTCCTAATTTAGTTAACTGATATTATTTAGTTTTTTTGATATCTTTTAACTTGCCTTTTGGTACTTGTATTACATATCTTGTTTCATTCACAGGTCTCTTTTCTGCTTCTTTTTTAGGACGTGCAATCATACCAGTTGCTGACACAAGTAACAACACTGCAAGTGGGTCAAATACGAATATGAGTGCGTAAATCACCCATCGTACAGCGTTGTCAAGATACTTGACAACATCTTTTTCACCATAGATTACCTCTGCAACGTATTTAATTGGCCCAATCTTTGAGTCTTGTTCGAGCTGCTTTCTCTGTATAGGTAATTTCTCTTCAGTGTATTGAGTAATTAAGTCTATTGATGTGTCAATGTCCTCTGCAATCTGTTGTCTTTCATCACGTTGTTGTCTATTGATATAGTTTCTATCTTGTGGACGACCTGTGGTGACGACTAGGTCGAGTCCTGTGAGTCTATCCTGTAGTCTTTGTACTTTTGATTGTTCTGCTTCAATACGAGTGTCGAGTATTGATAACTCTAAATTATTACCATCTCCTACAAGATTCACTTCGATGTTTGCTTTTGATAGATAACCAAATATACCAAGTGATGTGATTAACATCAATACTGCTACAGATGTTAACAAATAGTATTTGAGATAGTTTAGTTTGTCCCACAATAAATGTAGATATGCGGCAGTTACTAACTTACCAGTCTCTAGTGCTGTCATCATAACAACTGTACCTAGATATGCACCTGCAAACATTGTTGCCATACCTATAATCGAGAAGTATGCGGCGATTCCTGCTATGACCAATGAGGTCAATAGTGCTAGATAATTTAGAAATTTAACCATAACGATTAATTATATCGTTTTTGCAGTAATTTGTCTAGATGTTTTGTATACTGTAGATTTTTTCTGCGATATAACCCTCTACTTTTAACTAATGGTGTGTCTGTAGAGACTGCTGTTCCTGTCGAGTTAACAGGTGCTTCTTCATTGATTGTGTCGAATTTTAGATAATTTATTAATTCATCTGCAAGATATATTCCTGCTCTGTAATCACTTGGAAAATGTAATCCTGCTTCAATTCTACCGTATGCACAAATATCAGCAGCGTTTCTTAAATCTTCTGCAACTTCAGGATATAATTTACCATAATAGTTTGCAACAACATAAGGTTGTACAGTATGTCCTGATGGATATGATGGTGTTTTTGAAGATTCTGTTTTAAAGCTATCAAGTTTTAAATTCAAAAACTCTGCAACTTGATACGGTCTTGGTCTGTTGTAATGATTCTTATAATGTTTGATAATAGGTCTACACTGATTTTCTATGTATTCTATCGTGTCTTCATTATAATCATAGTTGTTTTCTGATAACACCTCTTTAATGTAATATGATGCATCTTTGTCACAATTGATATATGCTCTCTTAGTATCGTCATCGGCAGACGAAGTTTCTTTTTGTAATAATTTTATTTCGTCTAATGTCTGTTTTGATGAATTAGCAGGTGGTTTTGGTAATGCTATGTTTTGCCAACCTGATTCAAAAAGTTTTATTTTGTCGTATTTAACTTTCTTTAACTCAGATGGTGATTTGAATACTAAAGTATCAACCTCTAGTATTTGCTCAATAAACATCTTCTGCTGTGAATATGATTTTGTCATGTCCGATATATCCTTCATAGATAGTGATACCAAATCCGATGCTTTTTTTACTCACATTTTCTACGATTGATTTAGGTGGATAAACTTTTATCTCTCCGTTCTCATCAAAGTTTTGTTTGATTTGAGTTCTGAGACTATATGTGTCTTGATTATTGACCTTACCAACAACTACTGCTTCTGTTAATTGCTCTGGGTCTAGTCTACCTTCTTTTTTTAGATATGTGTAAAATTTCTCGAACAGTTCGTCTGTTTGGTCTGCTGGTAACTTCATTTCTTCTTTGAGAAGTAGTAATGCTACGGCATATGATGCAAATGCTGATTTACCAAATGGTACCTTTTCTATGATTTTTTTCAGATTGAATACTAATCTGTGTAGAGGTGTGAGAGAATTCTTTTCGTCTGTTGTGACAGGATTGTTTGGTATTCTTTTCTTGCTATCATTTGGGTCTGGTAGTTCTTTGATGCGATTTCCTCTCTCATCAATAAAACCAAACTTATATGCTTTCATTTTGTTGAAAGGTGTAGTTAACATCTTCAGTATTCTGAAAACAATCAAACTGTCGATAACTCTATTTGCCATAATACTATTTATGTATTATAAATCACGAAGTCTTTGAGCTAACTTGTCGTCAATGTGTATTTCTGGTTTCCAACTTTCTTCTACGTAACCAAGATAGAGTAAAATTGTTTTGATTGATGTCCAATGTTTGTCATCTGTAATTTTGAAACGTAACATTCTCATGCATGGTTCAAAACCAAAAACATTGAATAGAGTGATGACATGATTGAGCATCAGACGTTCTCTGAGTTCACCTAAGTCATAGTATCTGTGAAGTAATCGTTTGAGATATCTGAATCTACGTACATCTTCTTTGAAGTCTTCGATGTCCTCACACTGAGGGTCATCATAATGCTTCATCGCATACGCTGAAAAGTTCTTTGCTGTGATTTTATCAAATAGACCCATAATGTAAATATATTTAGTTTAGTAAAAACTAAACTAATTGACCGTAAACTTTGTAAGAACCTGTGTCTAGTTTTTCGTATCTAACTTGTAAGTCGTAAGTCTTTTCTTCTTTGTCTAATTCATCAATTGGAGTGTCTACAGATTTACCAGTGATTTCACCGTATCTGCTGAAAGAAATGCTCATTTCACCTGAGTCACCAAATTCTTCTTCCATTGGCATTTCACCTTGGTCTGCGTTTCTCATTCTTGCAATACCTAGTTGACCTAGTTTTGCTTCCATCTGAGCAACAGCGGCATTTGGGTTTAAAAATTCAGATACTGCTACGTGACCTAATATTGCATTAATTGTGTTTTTTACATCAGCATCGTCTACATTGTGAGGCACAGTGTTTGATGATAGACCAGCACTGTCTCCTGTAAACTCAACTATAAACTCTTTAAAACTTTTCATAATTTTTCCTATTGATTATCGTAGTAGTTCTTATTTAACTCACCACGGACTATTGTTTCACCGACTTTTCTACATTTCATGTAGACTCTTTCAGTATTACCACCAATCGATGTAAATGTTCTAATACCGTTTGCTACAGTTCCTACTGCATCGGGATAACAATCTGCATCTGATTTAGTTGCAGTGTTTTCGTATTCCCAAATACCGTTTGAGTTAGGAACTGTAACCCAAGCCATTATTACGCAACACTAATATCTGCGTAAGTACCTGTGCCTGTAGCACCTAATCTGTCACCAGTGACAAACACTTTATCAGAAGCAGTAGATGTTCCGGTATCTACAATTGTTCCACTGATTGTTTGTGCGCCGATTGATAAGTCTTCTGTTTGTGAAGGTACTGTAAATGTGAACTCTGCATTATTAACACCTGTCTGAGCAGCTGCAGTAGCAGTAATTGAACCTGTTACTGAACCTGTGACAACTAATGTTGCACCGTTAGTTACGTCAACGTTCTCATTGTAGTTTACGACTACAGTTGCTGTATCACCTTGGTCATATGATGCAGCTTTGAAGTATACACCTGTGATATCTGCGTTACCTAATGCAGTTGCAAGATTTAATCCACCACTAACAGCAACTAGAACTTCTTCCATGCTTCTAGAACCGACAGTCTTTTTAAGAACCCATCCTTCTTCTTTAGCAACACAATTATTTTTGTCTTCTTGCGTTAGGTATTTTGGTTTTGATTCATCTGAATCTGATATTCCCCATAATGCCATTTTATTTCTCCTTTATTAAGCAATCTTTAAATTTTTGATTGCATTAAAAACTTTTTTAAAGTTTTTTGTATCTTTTTGTAATAGTTGTAAGTATTTAGTACGAACAGGTGCTTTAACTTGCATTAAAATGTCATGGACTTTAACTGCATCGTCTCTTTTTACTTTACTTGTTTTCATATCATCTGTACGCACTTCACCGTCTTTTGAACCGTCTTTGAACTTACGTAACTGAACTAGCATACTTGCATCAGGTCTGTTTTGTGTACCTTTTGCTACTGATGCCAATGCATCTTTAGCTCTCATGAAGACTTCGTCTTCACTTGCTTCAGCATACTTACCACCTGCCATAGTAGAAATCTTTTCTAATTTCTTCTTAAGGTCTTCTTCATTTTTTGCTTGTGCTACAGCACGTGCAATCTTTTTATTACCAGCATCTGACATCATACCAAAATCAGAAATCTTCTCCATAATCTTATTGATTTTAAGAGTTTCTTGTTTGATGTATCCAAGTTTTTTAATCTTCTCTCTGAAGATTTTATATCTTGCATCTGCTGTTAAAACTTTTTCCATTATGCCTCTACTTTTATTTCTCCGTCAAACTTACCATCTTCAACGTCAATCATATGGTCATAGCATTCTGCTTCTACTTTTGATAATGCATCATATATTTTATGAGGTCCTAAAACTGAACCAGTATATTGCCAACCATTCATATCCTTTGCAAGTTTATTAACAGAATCAATTATTTTCTTTATGTTTTTCACTTCTGTTTTCTGATTGAAAGTTTTACCAGTGAATTTGGTTTTCTTTGGGACTTGAATTCTTTCATCTAATTGATGCATTTCCCTATATGTTTCTAATAAGTTTTTCATGCCTTTTTACCTTTTCCGTCCCAATTTACTATCTGATATAATTTCCATTTCTTCTTCTTAGCAAGTTTTCCATCGATAACTGCTTTTGGTGTCTTAGCAAAGATATCTTTCATTCTCTGCTTTGCTAATTTTAAATCATCTTCTTGGTCGTTTAACTTCCACATGCCATCTGTGACTTGTGTGGCAATAACAAAGTTCTGGTGTATGTTTGCACCTTCTTCCAGATACTCTTTAAAACTTTTCACTACTTCAAACCTTTAGTCAACATCTTGTCTATTTGTGGTGTAGACATATCTTGTTCTGTTGGGTCTCCGTATGTTGACTTGCCTATGATTATTCTTAGAAAGTCATTGACTGCCTTCTTGGCACCTTTAATTCTTACATGCTTATGCATAACTGCTGACTTCAGACCCATTCTTCTTGCCTGTTTAGCAATTTCCATACCATGATATGCTTGTTGTTGTCCACTGTTGATTCTGTTTTTAGGGTCTACAGTGATGTTTGCGACTTCTTCGTTTAATTGTGGTGCATATTTCTCACCTTCTTCCCACATTTGTCTGTAGGCATCTTCTACTCTCATTTGTGATGGTGTCTTTGCTTTCTTTCTGAAGTCTCTCATATCTTTTGGTAATCTTTCGTCTTCAAAACCTTTATGTGGGTGTTGAGAGAAACCTAATGCTTTCCATTTATCTTTTGGTGCATCATCTACATTTTGCATGTCTGATTCTGACATTGATTCTTTTTCTCTTGCCTGTTTGTCTTTTAACTTTTGCATATCTTGAGTATGCTTCAGAGTAAGTTTTGCCTTTGCAACTGCATCTGCATTTTCTCCGACTTCTTCTTTGAAATTCAATCCAAGTCTTTTCGCATGTTTTTTGAGAAGTTGTGAAATTGTCATGTTTTTATTTGATGATTTCATAAAATCATCAGCAAGTTCGTCATCTGATAGATATTTCATATCTAACTCATCACCAATCTTTCGTCCTTCAGGTGAACCAACTTTTACATTTTGTTTACCTTTGAGAAGTTTTTGCATTCCTGCAATTGCCTTTTTCTTTTCTGAAGAATTTCTGTCAAAGATACCAATTGCCATTGTGCCTTCTTGAACAGAATTCTTCTGCATCATTCTTTGTGCAATGTCAACAAGTGTAGAGATGTTTGACTTCTCCATTTTCTTCTTGTTTGAGTCGTTTACTTTATTGTAGATTTGATTAATCATTGATGCAGTAAACATATCAACCATTATACCACCAACTTTAGCGGCACCTTTAGTGTCAACTATTTTTTGGATATCAGGCATAAGATTCTTTTCAACAAGATTCTCTTCTGATATTTGATTTAATGATTGATTGTATGTGAATGATTCGTTAGCATATTTCAATGCATTTTGAACTTCTTTTGATTTGAGTACGGCATCACCATAAAACTTTTTGATTTCTGAACGAGCAATCGTATCTGCACCACCTAAATCAAGTGCAACTTCAACTGCTTTTTTAATTGTAGCATCTTTTACTGGATTTCTACGAAAATAAGTAGTTACTTCTCTACCTGTGAGTTTTTGTTTTCCATAAGGTCCAAGGGGATTGACCTTACCATCTTTATCTAAAACCTTTTTTGCTTCAGAAAATATATTCATTAGTCGTTCTCTTTGATATCTTTTTTGTTATTGTCTTTTTCTAGTTCTTCAACTTCTTTTACATGGTATTTTTTACCTGCACATACAAAAGTTTTATCACCGTTCTCTCTAGCAGCTGACAATGCTTTTGTGAAAGCATTACCTTCGTCTTTCATTGCTTTAGAGATTGCTTGTCTTCTTTTGTGTAGATATTCGTCTGATGAATCTGTGTCACCATCGTTGTCGATGTCTTTGTCTTTTCTGTCATCGAAATCTTTTTTAACTGCTTTTGGATTTACTTTGTCTAAGTTTTCTGTCATAAAAGCACGAATGTCTTCTAATACGTTTCTAGTTGTCATTGTTTGAGTTCCCCTTTTTCGAAGTAGTCAAACATTTTTTGTTTGCCTTCTTCATTTAATTTTAACTGTTTTGCAAGACGACCTAACATGTTTCTTTCTGTTAGTTTTTCTACTGTCTTTTCTACTGTTGTTTCTTCTTTGACTGGAGTTTCTTCTTGTACTTCAACTTCGTCTTTGAGTGGTTTTACACCTGCATCTTTAAACATCTTTATTAACTGATTGTTTGTTGCAAGTTTAATTTTGTTGTCTCTACCGAGTGATTTAACAGTTTTTAGAAATCCATCTGGATTTTGTTTCTGCATACCTTGAATAACTTTAACACCAGTCATGTTTAGCATCTTTGCTACACCATAACCAGCATCTTTATCGCCTTTTAGATTGAATAATTTATCAATCATTTCTCCGGCAGATGCTTCTAAGATTACGTCTTCTTCAACAACTTCTGTTTCTTCTAAAAAAGAGTTTAGTTCTTTTTCGATTTCTTCGTCAAGAATCTCGTCTGCTGTTTTTTCTACACTACCTTCTTTTAAAGTAATGTGATTACGTACTTGTTGCAGTTTATCTTGCCAATTTTCTGTTTTATAACTCATAGTCTATTATTTATACTTCTCTAATTCTAACTACCAGATTTCCATGACCCTTTATGACTCTGTGATACATCATTCTAGGTATGGTTATTTCTATACCTTCTTTAAATTCATGAGGTAAACAGTCGTCTAATTGATATTTCCAACCATTTGCAGTTAAAGATGTTACTTTTCTTGCTCGTTTATCTCGATGCCAAACAAGTTCTTCTTCGTTGACATCTTCACTAAATTCTCTTATTATATAGTGCTGATTTGTACCTTCTTGTATAAGATGCTTTTCAGTATAAGGTTTAGTCATCGATTTCGGGGTCAAAGTTGTCTGATTTTTCTTTGTAACCATAGAAACTACCCTCTTTTTCTTGTGCATTAAACATACCTTCAACATAGTTTTCTGCTACATCTTCTGCATAAGACTCAGAATGATTGTGTACTTTACGTGTTTCTACTAGAAGTTGGTCTAGATATAAATCAACTTCGAATCCCTCTTGTGCCTTTCTTATGACTGCTCTTCTGTCTGCACCCATATATTCACTTATCACATTACTCATTATATACTCCTTTTATATTACCAAAAAAAACTTCCGCCGTCTGATAAACCTAATTGTTTAGCAAATCGAGGAAGTCTGCAACTCCAGTAACTAGCAGAGGTTTTATCATTTGCTGTATCGCAATTATGTCTTGCAACAAACGATGCTCTTGCTTTTGTGTCACTGAATTTAACTTTTAAACCTGTTGTATCACCAAAAGTGACTTTCTTTACATTTTTAGTCTTAGGGTCACGAACATACACATAGTACTTCTTTGGACCACCTGATTTTGGTTTGTTTAATTCTGGTTCGTCTTCTTCTGAAATGTTCATCATAGGAGAATCCAATGGTACAAGTTCGTTTTCATAGATATCGTATTCACCTATGTCACTTTCTAATATCTCTCTGTTGATTTCAGATAAACGTAGTTTGCCTTCTAATAATCTTTGTCGTGCTTCTTTAAAGACTTCATAGTACATTTGTGAGCCAACTCTATAGGGATTATCATAGAGTGTTTGACCTGATTGTATAATATCCTCTAATACAAAGTCTATTGCTTGTTCTTTAAATGATTTCATTAT